CATTAACACCCACTACATTTACCAGTGTCTCATATACCACATCGTATGCGTATTGAGGATTCGTATTACCCGATAGTGATAAAGGTTGCTCATAGACCTTGAGGTCATATTCACCTGGTATCAAATGAACATTGGTCTCACCACAATAGGTCGCTCCCGTTAAAACTTGAGGAATTGAATCATCAATGTTTATACAAAATAGGTCATAAGGTGGATTAAATGAAGCCGTTGATGGAACTAAATAAGGAATGAAACGATATTTCTGTTGGGACAATTTATGTTGCATTGACCACAGATAGCATACAGGACCAGTCAACCACTTGTTTCTTGAACAGATGGCTGCCGCTTCGTTATTCTGACCTTGATTTAGATATATCATTTCTTTTTATTTTATTTTTTAAGCCATATTCAATGAACGGGAAATCTCGTATAAATCATTACCTGCCCATGCTGCCATTTTAATAATTGACCTTGTGTTGTTGGTGAATGATGGAGTTCCTGCTCCATTACCCCATCTCCATTGAGTGTTTCCTGAATTATCAAATACAATACTTGCTCCACCACTTACATTTATCAATAATGTAAGTTCAGGTGTTCCCTCTTGTGATGGTGATGGTGAAATACTCAAAGTATAAGTTCCACCAGTAGCGTTGATAATAACATGAGACATATTAAAGATATCAATAGAGCAAGTTCCTGAAGTATCAAAGGTTGTTGCCTCATAAGTAGTATTTCCCAATACATAAAACTTATCAACATAGGTTGTATTTGGTTGACCTCCAGGAATTGTTTTACCTGATAATCCCAAAATAACTGAATTAGTAATGTTTGTAGCATCAGTATCCACACAACCAATCATTACAACTGTATCAGTATTATACACACTACCATCATTTAATGATGAGTTTTTAGATGAAATGATAGCACCATTTGCAGACCTATTGATTAAATTATCTACACCACCAATAATAACCGAATTACTTGAATTACTCGCTTCAGTATGACCTGAACCTCCAATAACCGTAGAATACTCTCCCTGTGCTCTTGCATTGTTACCAATTGCAACACCACCTGTTAAATCACTCTGTGCATTATATCCAAGTGCTAAGGCGTAATCCGCATTTACTTGAGCCGAACCCCCAATTGCGATACCATAGTTATTTGCTTGGTCAAACGCATCTCTACCAACCGCAAGACCACCTGTTGAATAAGCCAATGAATCTTTACCAATAGCCAAGGAACTGTTACCAAAAGTTCCAGCATTCTTACCGATAGAACAAGTATCAGAACCAAACGCTCTTGCGTCAGTTCCCAATGCAAACGATTCTTGAACCGCTCTTGCATTTGTTCCAATACAGATGTAGTTATTTCTTGTTCCATCTCGGTTTTCATTACGAGCCATATATCCAATGGCGATTGAATATGGTGATGTTGCTTCCGCTCCATTACCAATAGCAATTGCTGATTCTGTGCTCGCAGTTGTTCCCAATGCGGTCAAGTAAGAGTTAGATTGAACGGAGTTATTACCATTGGTTGTGGTCATTCCGTTAAAATCTTTTAACTGTATTTTAGTTGTCTCTGTCTCACCAGAGTTGTTATTCACGAAGTAAATGTCGGGATTTACTGATGCGGAATATAAGGGTAATTGACTTATCTTAATATTTGCCATAATTTATTTTATTGTTCGGTTATTATTTGTTCGTTTGCTTCAGTATGGATAAAATCTGAAGATTCGGTTTGTAATTTATTTATGTTATCAGGTGTGGTAGGGGTTGGTGTTGGTGTTCCTGTAGGGGTGCCCGTTGGAGTTTCTGTGTTAGTCGGTGTTTGTGTTGTTGTCGGAGTGACCGCAGGAGTTCCTGTCGGAGTCCCTGTTTGAGTCGGTGTAGTTGTTGGTTCAGGAGTTACCGATGGTGTATTTGTCGGAGTTTGAGTTGGAGTTCTTGTAGGAGTTGGCGTCGGAGGTGGAACATATATACCAGCAATTTGTTGTATAGATGAACCAGTAAATATTGAACCATAATTACCTGTGTTATCAATCCAAGTAATACCATCAGAACTTTCCCATATTCTTGAAGGACCAGTTGATGATTGACGACCTACTGCATATATTTTACTATTTGCAATTGCCATTTGATATGGTGATTGTGCCATTAGAGACCTTACAGATGTCGCACCTGACCAAGTAAATCCATCAGTAGAATAATTTACAAAATTATATGTTGCCGCTGAAGCCACACCGCCTCCAGGTATACCAATTATTTTATTATCAAAATAATATAAATTGTTTGGATTTAATGTTCCAAATACAGTAGAATCATTGGCATTTGTTGATGATGAGAAATTGAAACCATCAGTAGATACTAAAATCTTTGATGCCGCATTTACTGATTGACCTACAATAAACCTATCATTAGCAAATACTACAGATGATAAATTATTTCCAAATGCTGTGTTAGTTGAACCTGTCCAATCAACACCATTGTAAGAATATAACAATCTACTTTGAGTTGTTGTTGTTCCTGTTGATGAACCTACCGCAAGATATAATCCATTACCATAAGCGATAGAAACTATTGATTGGTTTCTAACTCTACCTGATGGTATTGTAATATTCACAGGGTTAAAATTAAGACCATCACTTGAGTATGCCATTGTGGTCCAAGTTCCACCTGATAAAAGTTGAGCGTATGTTGAACTACCTAAAATATACCAGTAAGGTGCAGTATAAACTATTTTACTTGGTGAACCAATATAACTCCTAAATCCTTGAGTTGCTCCTGTAGTCCAAATTGAACCATTTGTTGAGGTATAAACCACATTTGTTGCGGCACTTGTAATATAACTATAACTTGCTCCAATCGCTCCCCAAGTTGTTCCATTATTTGAAATTGATGTAAGAGAAAAATCAGTAATAGGTTGTCCCTCACTAATAGGAGACCAACTATTTCCATCAACAGAATATCCTTCAACATAACCAGAACCTGCAACCAAATTAGCATTTAAGTAACCTGTAGGAGTTGGTGTCTGTGTCGGTGTTCCTGTTTGAGTTTGAGTAGGAGTTGTTGTAGGTTCAGGTGTAGGACTCGCAGTTTGAGTTGGAGTTTCGTTTGGCGTTCCTGTAGGAGTTGAGGTCGGTGTAGATTCAGGTGTCGGAGTCGGAGTCGGAGTAGGACATACCGCAGCGTATTGAATATAACCACCGTTGTATTGTAAGAAACCTGAAGGCGGATAATACCATACACCATCAGTGATTGCATTTGAATCAAGAATTGCGATATCCGCAGTTTGAGCACCACCATTAAAGATTGTATTTCCACTTGAATACATAATGGTCCATTTACCACTATTACCTAAACTATCAGATGCCCAGAACAATGAAGTATAGTCAGAACCTGAACTGGTTTGGTAAGCAATATACTCATTACCATCAGGATTAGTTCCATAATTCAAAGTTAAGTTTTCACTATTATACCATACCGCTTCAAATGTTCCACCTGTGTAGATTGTTGCTCTTGTATACAATCCATACAATAAGTTTGGAGTTGTGGCACTTAATATCAATTCAGATGGACATACAGGATATGCTGTAGGACTTACTGCAGGAGTTCCTGTTTGAGTTTGGGTAGGAGTCGGACTTTCGGTTTGAGTAGGTGTTGCGGTTAAAGTAGTAGTTGTGGTAGGAGTCGGAGTAGATGTCTGTGTAGGAGTTGTTGTTACCTCTGGTGTGCTTGTAGGTGTGGCTGTAAGAGTTGTGGTTGTTGTAGGTGTATTTGTTTGAGTCGGCGTAGGTGTTGTAGTAACACTAATGATTGGTGTTGAACTTGGCGTGATTGAAGGGGTAGGTGTATTTGATGGTGTAATACTCGGAGTAGGAGTTGGGCTTGGCACCAAATCAGCGGTAAAAAACAAGACAATATCATCTATCGCTCTTTGTTCCCCTAAATAGTTTGTAAACTTTTTTCTATAGAATGTCCTTGCCATGTATTAGTGCTTCAACTTTTTTAATATATTCATTTATATCTACATCACAAGTGGTTGGAAATATAAACTCTTTTAATCTTTTTATTTTTTTTTGGTCTCTGTGGTATATTACATTTAGGGTTAAAACACAAGTCATTAAATTGAGATTTACACTTTCAATATCATATCCATCAAATGCGATTCCTTCAATTAAATACATTATTAAGTTATTGGATTAGGTTGGATTTGAACATTACTTGCAAACGCTTGTATTGACCCTATCCCTGTAAATATTGTGTTAATGTTACTTGTATTTGCTGACCAATTTATACCATTATTTGATATGTATGTCGTAACCGCATTTCCTGAAGAACCTGTTGTTGAAGTAGCAATTAACACACTACCATTGGATGCTATTTTGTTTATACCACGATTTATTAAAGTTTTTGTATCAGTGCAAGCAGACCAAGTTAAACCATCAGTAGAATAAATTATGATATGTGTAGTTGCTCCACTACTTGATGCGGTAGTTGCGACAAACTTATTATCAAAGAATATTACATTATTTGGTGTTAATGTAGTTGAAAATAATGTTGAGTTTGTCGCGTTTGTTGAAGCAGTCCAATTAAATCCATCAGTTGATGCTAATAATTTACCATTATTATTACTTACAAATTGAGAAGCAACCCATTTACCATTTCCATAAGCAATAGATTGAACTTGTCCTGAAAATATAGGATTTGTTTGACCAGACCAATTTACACCATCAGTTGAATTGATTAGGTAGGTGCTATTTATGCTTGTTCCTGTTGAAAATCCACCACCTAACCACATACTTCCATTATATGCGAATGATTCAATAAATCGTGGTTTTGCACTACCTGATTGAACTGATATTGTTGCTGCAGAATAAGTAATTCCATCATAAGAATACGCTACAGTTGTCGCTCCTGTTGCTTGAGCGGGATATGAACTTTCACCACCAATTAACCAAATTGAACCATTTGTAGATATTGTATAAGTGGTAGTTTGAAATAAATTACGAATATCTTGACCAAGGCTCCATTCAGAACCATTATTAGAATTAAATACATCTCTAAATAAACTATTAGTCCTCCAACCAATTGCACCCCAATTACTTCCATTTGTGGCAACTCCCAAAAATGCTGAGTTTGTCGCTCCTGTAACTGTAGCACCACTCCAAGTTGTAGCACTTGATGTAATTGAATAACCTTCAACCTGACCACTACCATTTGCGGCAAACCATAATACTGGTGTAGTTGTGGGTGTTGGTATATTATTCACAGCGACAATGGCATTCCACACTGGCAATTCTTTCTCACCATATGGTTTTAATGCTTCCTGAAAATCAAAGGGTTTTTTCTTTGTTATGTATTGTGCGTTTGCTGGTCTGTATGTTCTACCGTTCCACTTCATTTGTTTGTTCTTGGCTTAAAAAAAGGCACCCCTCAGGATTGAAGGGTGCCGATTTATTTTTTGATATTATTCCGCGTTTACAGTGATACCTGTGAATACTGCTCCAAGAGTAGTAGTAACAAGGATTTCCTGTGTTGCGTTTGGTTCTCCACCAACGATAGTAAGAGCACTCATACCGTTAAGGTCTGTGTATGCCAATCCTGAAGCAAGGCTACCTGCAGTAACCAACGCTCCGTTTTGCCATGCACCACTCCAATAACGACCATTGTTATCTTTTACGATGAAGAAGATGTTATTTTGTGAAACAAGATTTTGGAATACATTTCTCAAATCCTTGTCCATTCTTGGTAAGTTCATTACCAATTGCGGTTGGAATACAACAGATTGTGCTGTTGTGTTCACCCCGATGTCTTCAGTGAATGAAGAGCCTTGTTTAGTAAGTTCAAACTTATAGAAAGTTCCTGTTCCAGTAACCGATGTAACTTGGTTATCACCATTTGATGTCCATGATGTGATTGTGTTTCCAGAATCACCCAAAATCCAAACGGTTTGCAAACCACCAGTTGAAGCATTTCTACAATCTAAAGCGAACCCACTTGATATAAAACAACTCATAATTTTTAGTTTTTTAATTTAGGTTTATTAGATTATCCAGCAACTACGAAAGAATCCACAGAGAATACACCAACACCATAAGTAGCGTGTAAGTTTAATTTCACGATGTCTTCAAATGGGTCATACATTGCTCTTTGAGTCATCATCTCAGCATTCATACCAATCATGATGTATTGTGCAGGACCTGCATATACTTTAGATTGACCAGTAAGACCTTGAGTAGGAACTACTCTACAGTTACTACCTGGTAAGATAACACCCCAATCAGAACCTTCAGTAGCAACGCCAGTTGGGTCTGTGAACAAGTTGATGAATGAGTTGTTTCTCATTGACGCTACCAACGCTCTGTAGTCAGCATAACCACAATAGATAACTAAGTCATCTCTGTGTAATACATTCTCAGGGATTGCTTGGTAGTAAGATGTGAATACATCAAGACCATTTGTTGCAGTAGCCGCTGTGTAAGAAACTTGAGTAGCACCATTACCTGAAGTAATCAATCTGATGATACCATCAAAACACTGACTGTTGTAAACTGTAGCACCAGTCGCAGTAGAGTTTCTCCATAATTGTAATTCAATTTGGTTAGCAGTTCTGTTAGCGATATCTTCAAGAATTACTTGCTCAAAAGGGACTGACTCTTGGAAATTAGCATCAGTTAAATACTGACTCAAATATGTATCATACAAACTGTAAGGACATAATTGTTGGTTTACTTTTTTGTTACATAAGTTAACTGTAACGACATTTTGAACAGTGTCTCCTGTTGGGTCAAAACCACATGAAAGGTCTTGTAAAATAACATCGTTTGTTACGAAACCTACTTTTTCAGTTGTTCCTTTCAAGTTTGGTCTAACAGACGAGTATTTTGGTAAAGTCAAACCTAAGAACGCTTTAATCATCATATCGTCACCGTATGAGTTATAGGTTGGAAGGTTTGCTAAATCATAGTTAAAAGAGAAGGAAGTAACCTCACCTTTTTTAAACATTTTCTTTTCCATTTTATTATTATTTATTTTATTTTTTTAATGCATTTCTCAAGAATGCAACTTTCGCATCAGCCATGTTTTCTTTTGCGAATGTTTTACGAGCCACTGGTGCTTCAAACACTGGTGAGTTCTTGAAATCCTCATAATCGTTTTTATAGGACTCAAAGTCCTTGCTGAACTTGGACATCACTGCCATCATTTCCGACATTGCCTCCTTCATTTTTTTCATTTCCTTTTTGTAATCTTCAAGAGAGCCTTGACCAGCCATATCAGGATATTTCACACCTGTAATGTATCCTTCACCGTCTACGGTCAATACGATACCAGAATCAGTTGTGTGTTCCCCTTCAGGAGCAGATACTTTTTCACCCTCTTTTGTGATTGCATACAATTTTTGTCCAACTTGGAAATCACCGTCTTCGTCAGTCATGATTTCAGTTCCGTCTGTTAGTTTTGCTTTTGCCATAGTTTCTTCATTTACTTTAACATCAGTAATTGCTTCTTCAATTTCAGGAGATTCTACTTCTTCTTTGATTTCCTCAATCTTAGAAATAATTGAATCTTCACCTACTACCAAAAGAATACCATCACGAGTTTTGTGTTCACCTGCGGGTGCAGGTTTCAAGATTGAATCCTCACCTACAACGAATAATTCATTACCCACTGCAAATGGTTCTTCAGAGTTATTGGTGATAGTTGTTATATCATCAATTAACTTGGTTACAGAAAACTTTTCAGATTTGAACTTAAGACCTAACAAGTCAGCGATTTTGTTGATTGCTTCTGTTGCGTTCATTTAATAAGTTATTTTGTTTATTATGTTTATCACTTGTTCCAATAAATACTCATCACCTTTTTGAACTGAAAAGTTGAGTAAAAAGTTTCCTTCAACACTCGCACCCTTCACGACACCAGGTTTAATGTAGTTATTCCAAACAAGATTTCCTTCAGGTGTATCTAACACCTTATATGCTGCCATCCAGGTTCCGACTGGCACTTGCTCATCTGTAAAACCTAACTCATAGGCTTTGTCTTTTTCACCCTTAACAATCCATGTTTCAACCATTACGATGTCCTCAAACTTTTTGTCTGTGTGTTCGTAGTTGGTCATTCGGTTTCTTAACTCAGCCATGAACTTATCTCTAATTGTAAGGATAGTTGATGGTTTGAACTTAACATAGTATTTCTCATTGGTAACCTCATCAATTCTTGGAATCAAAATATCAGGTATCATCAATGGGGTGTATATCATTCTTTCCTCAGTTTTCGCCGCAAACACCTGTTCTGATTTGTTATCAAAGTTTGGTTTGCACACATCACCAAATGCACACTCAATATCCTTCATGTAAGATACAGAGTTCATGTTCTGTTGTGATATGATGTAAGCGACCTCTGATTTTCTCTTGGTCTCAGGACTATAGTAACCGTTGTTCGCCATTGATTTTGGTGGGATACCAGCAGTTCCCTCAGCCATTCCTTCATCTGCCTTGTTACTTCCCTGAAACAAATATTTGTGCCAAGCATGAACACAATTAGGACCACCCTTGTATAGCCATTTGCTATAGGCTTGTCTCTTATGACCAAACTCTGTATTGGTGTCCCTCAATAAATCTATCTCTAATCTGCGGAAATATCTGTCCTCTATTGAATCACAGAAATCTCTATCAGGTGAACCACTCAAGATTCTTTCATACTTGAAATATACGGTTGGGGATTTGTGATTTCTCCTGTAGATTTCTTGTTCTGTTGAACCTCTCATCGCTCCTGTGATTGCCTCAAACTTTTCAACATCAGTTTCAGCCAAGAACTTTAATAATTTTACGGTCTCAATTTCCTCTTCAGTATAATCTTCAACACCGAATGATTCAAACTCTTCCTTTGGAACACAGTTAGGCACTTCACGACCATTTTGGATTTTTGTTCCAATTGCGATGTAACCTTCCCAACAAGCATCTTCAAGACCTTCAAAGATTCCTCCACCACAACCACAATCACCCTCAAATAATACTGGTGGTAATTCAGGTTCAACCAACATTGAATCGGTCTCACCACTTGCGGGATAGTTGTCGTATGCGGGTAATCCAGCAACATCATAGTCAAACTGTATTCCCACAGGACCTAAATCACCAATCACATCAGAGTTGTTGTCGTAGTGTCTTTTTATTCCAAGTTCCTTAATTTTCTCAACCTTGGCTTTATTGCTCCCTGTTGTATAGATGTGTGATGCAGGGAATCCATATTTGTTTGCCACATCATACATACTTTGTGTGGTCGTATTTCTTGCTGAAATGATGTAGATGATTGAACCTCTTGATAATTCGTTCTCAAGTAATTTCTTACCGTCTTCAGTGCTCAAGGTTTCGTCCCAATCAAACGATACTCTGGTTGCTGCGAACTCTCTATTGTCCCACATACCATAACATTGTCCTGCTGCTTGGTCATCAGTTTTTCCCTCGTTCTTAACATAGGCGATACAACGACCGATGAACTCATCTTTGGATTCTGTTGGACCTGGTTTAACAAAGTCCTGAACTCCCATCTCCATATCTTTGAGGATTGAATCAACCCATTCAAGTGCTGGTTTACCACCCCACAGGTCATAGGAGATTGTCCCATTATCATCGTAGTTTCCTGTGTAATAGGTTGCCGCTCTCTCCAAATAGGATTTCATTCTCTTAACGGTTTCCAATGAAATCTCGTCACGATTACACAATTGCTGTGCTCTTATTTTCCCTGTTTGCGTTGCTGCAGGATTTCCCCTTTCTTCATTCTCTTTGATGGCACGACATGCTTTTGCTGATACATTCTCAGGAGCCTTGTAGAATCTTTGTTGGTTGAAATACATCAACTCCTGTTCAATTGCGGGATACTCAACCCATGCTACCTCAAATACACCAGTATCACCTGATATGTCGGGATTTACCTCAAGTTCTATTACTTTATACATCTTTAATAAATAGTTAGATTAAAACTGACTTAATTTTTCAAGTCGTCTTGCTGTTTTTTGTTTAGCGGTGATATCAGATTCCACAACATACGCTCTAATTGGAGTGTTTCGTTGTTTTGCAATTGCTTCCACAATTCTTGAATCATCAAGTGTAGGTTGGATTGGTCTTCCTCCACCTGCTTGGTTGATTTGGTCTAATAGTCCCATATAGTTTACGGTTGAATATCTGTTGATGACCGCTTCGTTTCCTTCCAACTCAATTCCACCACCTTGAAACTTAACTCCACCGTATTCGTGAGCAGGTCCTGAGACCATTCCACCTGAACCAAGTTTACCACCTCGTCTGTAAGAGTCAATGTTTGCCAACTGACTACCAATTATCGCAACCTGTGCTGCGTTAAATGCGACGATTGCTCCTGCTCCAAGAACTGCCCCCACACCACCTGTGATTGCCGCCAACTTGGTGATGGCTTCTGCGGTGTTCGCTAAGGCTTGAGCCAAGGATATTCTTAATGCGGTTTTGGCAGCCTTCTTTTCAAGTTCAGCCTTCTGTGTTTGGTATGACTTTTCAGCCTCCAATCTCTTTTTGTTTGCTTCCTCAGAATCACCAATAATTGTCTCCTGTAATCTTGCATACCTTTTTTCCAACTGGTCAAATTGTGAATCAAAATACAACGATGTGGTTTGACCCAATGAGTTCAATGCCGCTTGGAATGCTTCAATGTTGGATTGGATTTTTTCAATTCTCTTTTGGAATGCCTCGTTTGATTTCTCAAGCGCTGTCTTTTGTTTTTCCAAGTAGAATTGAATTATAGTATCAATCTCTTTTTCAGTTAGGTTAGCAAGGTCAATTTTCTTAGCGGCAAAATCCTCAAGTATTTTTGCTCGTTGTTCCTCTGTGGTCTTTGCTTCATCTACAAGGATTGCATTTTCCTTTTGTGTAAAGTCATAGACCAATTCCAAGTTGTTTAGGAACACACGAGATTGTGCTTCACCTTGAACTTTTAATGCTTTGGTTCTTTCCTCTTGAACTTGGAATAAGAAACCACGAATCTGTGATTCTTCTGCAATGATGTTTTGAACGGTAGTTGATAATGCCTTTGCTTGAGCATCTGCCAATTCTTTAACCAACTTGTCCGCATCATTTCCAAACTCAACCAATTTATCTTTGAGGTCTAATCCTTGTTCTTCAGTAAGTTGTTTTTGTTTAACCAATAAATCAACTAAACTCTTAAATCCTTCCTCATTTATCTTTTTCTTACCATCAACAATAATTGTGATTTGTTCATCATATTTTTCAGTTAAGGATTTGGTGCTCTGTAATAAGAATGTATCTAATTTCTTTAACTCATCGCTTAACTTAATTGTGCTATTTGTGATTTGAACGATGTTACCCTCAGCGTCTCTTTCAAACTTGATTTCACCTGTGGCAATACCAATC